ATCTATATTTGACGGGATTAAAATATTTAGTTCAGATGGTGGCAATTTTGTACCTGATGTAGATCTTCCAAATATTGTAAAGCATGTCAAAAATAATTTAAGTATGGCAAACAAATTAGTTACACATACTATAGGATTGAATAAAATAAATGAAGGCTTCTCAATGATGAGAAATGGAGAAGCCGGTAGAATAGTTATTAATTTTAAGGAGTAAGAATGAGAAAGACTTGGACAGAACAAGAGCTTATTGCTTTTGAAGATAGAATCGGAGAATTATATTTAGATAATAAGCTACCTTTTCTGTTTCATCTATCTGGCGGAAATGAAAAAGAACTAATTGATATTTTCAAAGATATTAAAGAAGGTGACTATGTTATTTCTAATCATCGTAGTCATTATCATGCTTTGCTTCATGGTATTCCTCCGGAGGTTGTTGAGGATAGAATTTTAAATGGTCGTAGTATGTTTATCTATGATCGCGATAGAAACTTTTTTTGTTCTGCTATTATTGGCGGTACCCCTGCTATTGCTGCAGGTATTGCTTGGGCACTAAAGCGTAAAGGCTCAGACAAAAAGGTATGGTGTTTTATTGGCGATGGCACAGAAGACAACGGTCATACATATGAGGCAATTCGCTATGTAGATGGTTGGGATTTACCTTGTAAATTTGTTATTGAAAATAATAACCGTTCTGTAGAAGCTTCTAATGAAGAGCGCTGGGGCAAGCAAGCAGATTATGTTTGGAATTCGCCCTCTGTAATTAAGTACTACTATAACATTACATATCCACATGCAAGAAAACCTGGCATGATTGATTTGTCTAAAGCTGTTAAGAAAACAGATGATGATTACTTTCCAAAGTTGCCCGAAATATCTTATCCTGCAACTACTACATCTAATTTAAGTTATAAAGAAACAGCAACAAAGGTTATGACAGAGTTAGGCAATGAAGGTTTTATCTTTGTTGGGTATAATGTTAACAATGCCCCAGGTGGAAATGCCATGGGTACATTGAAGAATGTACCAGATAATCAGAAATTGGAAACACCTGTTGCTGAAAATTTAATGGCAGGACTTTGTATAGGTATGAGTTTTGAAGGATATAAACCTGTACTATATATTGAACGACATGATTTTATTCTAGTTGCAATGGATGCTATTGTAAACCATATTGATAAGATTGAACGTATATCACATGGCGAATATAAAGTACCAGTAATTATTAGAGCTGTTACTGCAGATGCAGGACCATTCTATTCAGGTATTACCCATACACAAGACTTTACAAATATGTTTAAAGCTGCTGTTAGTATCCCCGTATATGATCCTGTCACAGGTAATGATTTTGAAGACGCATATCATAGAGCAGTATTCAGCGGACGCCCGGCTATTATTGTTGAACGAAAGTCTAGGTATTAATGAATCAGTATTATATCGAGGGCGGTAAATTTAGTTATATTAGATATAATAGTTTACCTGCTCTTGCAGATTATATATTAGACCATTCTGTAGATTACTATAAAGGATGGGGTGTTACTGTTGCGCACAATAAACCAATTGGTTGGACTAAAGTAGAACCATATGATACTATATTTGTTAATGCAGATTTGTTAGATCAATGTGTAGATATACTTGCAAATATATCTGTACCTTACCATTTATTAACAGGTAATGCTGATAGGCTTTTAAATGATTCAACAGTAAATCGCATTTTACAAACCAAGGTTGTAAGCTGGTCTGGACATAATTTTAAAAAATATGACGAAAGATTTTTACAAATACCAATGGGGTTTACTGAACTAGGGGATAAAAGACCTAATAGTTTTTTGGACTATATAGATTTGCCTGTAGAAAAAATTATACCTTTAGTTATAACTCCATTTGGAGATACTCATAATAGTAGATCAGATTTAAATAATTTATATGGCGACGGCATTTTAAATTTAAAAGATAGAATAAGTTATAGTCATTTTCTAACATTACTATCTATATCTAAGTATTCTTGCTGTCCTCGAGGTAACGCATTAGATTCTCATAGATTTGTAGAATCGATTGTGTGTAATAGTATACCTATAGTAATGACTTCTGATTTAGATCCTTTATATCAAGAGATGGGTGCTATTATTATAACTGATTGGAACGTGTGTAAGGATATTAATTCTTTACCTGTGCTTGAACTAAATAGAGATATGGTGACATTGGAATATTGGAAAGATAGAATAAAATTACATCAACAGAAATTTGAAAGTGTAAAATGACAGAATACAAATATAATGAAGAAACTCTTTTAAAAGAACTTAAAGAGTACATTGACAAAACATATGGCGAACATTATTCGCAAGATAAATTCCAAACGACCGAATTCATAATTGATGCAGGGCACGGTGTAGGCTTTACGGTTGGGAATATAATTAAGTATTCCCAAAGATACGGAAAGAAAGCCGGAAGGAATAGACAAGACGTACTAAAGGTGTTACACTATGCATTAATGCTTTTATATACGCATGACATTGAAACCAAGGAGATTAAATAATGCAATTTAGTAATGAAACGATCCAAGTTCTAAAGAACTTTGCTGCGATCAATAGTAACATTTTGATTCGCAAGGGCAAGACATTGTCCACAATTAGTACTGCTAAGAATATTTTTGCGAAAGCAGATGTAGCAGAAGACTTTCCAACAGAAGTCGCAGTATATGATTTAAATTCTTTGTTGGCTTTGCTAACATTGATGGAGAATCAGAATGTTGAATTCGGTGAAAAGAGTTTGACCATCTCAAAAGACAATGGTAAGTTTGAGTATTTTTATTCTAGCCCTACTGTTATTGTAGCAGCTCCGGACAAGAGTATTGAAGTAGATAATCATTATCAGTTTAGCTTGACCTCAGATGATGTTGGTATGATTATTAAAGCAGCTGCTATTACGGGTGCACCTACTATCACAATTTCTGGTAAGGGTGGAGATGTTAATTTGACTATCGGTGATAAGAAAAATGATACTGCAAATACCTATAAGAAAATTATTGGTAAGAGCGAACATTCTTTCGATTGTCATATGGCAGTAGAGAATTTTAAGATTGTTCCCGATGCTTATAATGTTACAATCTCGAAAAAGAAAGCATTCCAATTTAAACACGCAACAAAGCCATTGGGATATTTTATCGCAATGGAACCTGATTCGGTGGTGTAATATGCAAGAAAATTTTTATGTACCAAGACGTGAGTATATTGCTGTGCTTCAGAATGAAGTGGAAACACTAAAGCGTTATTACTATAAACCAATGGAAGAAGGCACAGGACATTTTAATACAACAATTAGTGTATTAGAGCAACGTATTAACGAACTTAATACTGTTCCGAGTGCTAGAGATGCTGCAGACGCAACTTGAAATTGAATTCTTCTTTCCTCTAACGGAACAAATTCCGTTAGAGTTAGACTTCACTCCAAGTGAACAATGGAATGAAGAATGGCGAAAGAGACAATGGAACACTACTGCAACCAGTGGTAATTTTTTAATTAGTGGTGGTGGTACAGGTGTTATCGGTTGGTCTAATTCTTTTGTCGTAAATACTTCTGCGAAGAATGTTGGTAAGTGGGAAATCTCAGACTCTGTGTTTTTGTATAGACCCACTAAACCAAATGCCGTCATCAGGTTTATGGCCAAGCATCTTCTTGGTTTTAAATGGCATGATGAAATTTAATTATATTATGAGGTTATTATGGAATATCGTGAAAATGAATTTTTGTGGGTTGAAAAGTATCGCCCTCGCAAACTAGAAGACTGTATCTTACCTGCAGACCAAAAGCGCATCTTTCATGAGATGTTGTCTAAGGGTGAGATTCAGAATATGTTATTATGCGGTGGTGCAGGTATGGGCAAGACCACAGTTGCCAGAGCATTGTGCGAAGAACTAGAAACAGATTATATTATCATTAACGGATCAGAAGAATCTGGTATTGATGTTCTTCGTACAAAGATTAAACAGTTTGCATCTACTGTATCATTCAGTGGCAAGCCAAAGGTTGTAATTTTAGATGAGGCAGATTATCTTAATCCAAACTCTACACTACCTGCATTGAGAGCATTTATAGAAGAGTTCTCATCTAATTGTAGATTTATTCTTACTTGTAACTTTAAGAATAGAATCATT